ACTTACGGTATCTTCGGTAATAAAACTAAAGCAATCAAACTTTGTCTGAATCGTTTTGATACCGATACCCAACTGAGTTTCTTCGACCTGTATACCAAGATTGATGCAGGTACTCAAAATGCGGCTAACACCGCAACGGTGCAACCTGTTTCAACAACCGCGGAAGAAATTGCATTCTAATGTTTTACCCCGCCTTCGGGCGGGTTTTTAATTGTTCTTTTTAGAACGAATCTTTTACCTTTTCAGGAGAAAATTATGAGCATTACTTGGACTACAAAAGAGTATTCTGTTGCCAATTTTTATAGTATGTTGAACCCTATTTCAGAAAATCGGATTGATTGTGACCCTGTAGGTCAGCGTCCCGATGTTGAATCTATGACCAAACGGCAAGGTATTATTGATACCGTTCTCCGTGGTTATGATTTCGGTGAATTGAAATTACGAACTATTGCCAGTGGCGAATATCGTTTTCGTTCTATTGATGGTGGGCACCGCAAACGTGCTGTTCGGGATTTCATTGATAACAAATTTAAAACCAATCGTGGTACTATCTGCGTAATTGATGGCGTAGAACATCGCGTTGGTGGAATGTATTATAAAGAACTGCCTGCTGAAGTGAAAAGCAAGTTTGGTTCCTATAAAATTCGCTTCACTATCTATGGTGAAGAAATGACCGATGAACAAGCTGGTGAAACCTTTCGCCGCACTAACATCACCACAGATGTTAACCACCAAGAAATGCTTAACTCATATGAAGATAACTTGGTTGCCAAATTCGTCAGAGAGATTTCTCGACCGATTCGTGGATTGAATAATCAATATCACAATCTGTTTGAGTACCGTAATATGTCACCCGAGGATCGCAAACAATTCTGGTTTCAATCTGCATCTACTCGACTGCGTGATGATGAATTCGTTACCCGTTTCCTCACAATGCTGAACAAATCTCCAAAAAATTTGAGTTGGCTGACCTGTTCTAACCGTGAAATGGAAGAAACCTTTGTCAAATTCGGTGACAAGAATACTGGTTCATGGGCATCCAATCCGCAAGAGGCAAAACGCCAACAAAAGATTGTCATTGAAGCTTTAGATTTTATGTTGAACTATGCTAAAGCCAAAAAAGATAACTCACGCCAAATACTAGGCACACAAGAATTTACCATGGTGTCTCGCTTCTATGTTTATTTGGTTCGAACTTTTGGTCGGAATGGTTTCCGTGTTGATAACTGGAACGATCTATACTGTTCTATTCGCCGTTCGATGGATCGTTTTGTAGGTAAAGATGAAACTCGCCTTCGCATGGACACTCATAAAGATAATAAGGGTGTTCGCCTAGTCTGCGAATGCTTCCGTCAATATCTTAGCGTACATGATGACCAACAACGGTCAGAAAATTCTGTTAAGTGGTTGCTTGAAGAAATGGATATAACCGATTGCGGTATCGTTTTTCTGGATCCGTCTAGGGTTTTTCCTGCTGAAATGATTGAACAAGTTTTGCGCCTACAAAATAATAAGTGTTGGGTTACAGGCAAAACTTTGAGCATTAAAGATGCTGTTGGTGGGCATATCGTTGCTCACTCAGAAGGCGGCAAAACAACCATTGATAATTGTATGGTTTGCCATAAAGATGAGAACAGCAGAATGGGTTCTATGGATGCCACGATGTATCGCCAAATTCGACAAGAAGAATTGGGTACACTTGCTGCGTAACATACACCTTTGCCTACATTAGCTTTGTGGGCGTGTTATAATGTATCACTTTTGAGGCATAGGTCTCACCTCAAAATCACAATGTATGGAGACTAATTTAATATGGAGATTTTTGAATGCGTAAATCCGCTAAAGAAAAAATGTTGGCAGCTTTGAGCAAAACTGGTGGTTACAATACCTTTACTGTAGCCCAGGCTCAGCACCGTTTTGGCATTACCAATGTCGCTGCTCGTATCAACGAACTGCGTGAAGAAGGTCATGCTATCTACACCAACCGCAAAACTCTAGCTAATGGTCGTACCATTTCTGTTTATCGCCTTGGTACCCCTAGCAAGAAAGTTATTGCCGCAGGTATCGCTGCTCTGCGTAAACAAGGTGATCGTGTTTTTGCCTAATTATATGGTGTAATTAGGCGGAGGAAGTAATACATATACGTGTTACTTCCTCTTTTTTTATGGAGTTATTATGGAAATACAAGTTAAAGTTGAAGAATTGAAAAAGAATAAAGTGTTCATATCTACACCAATGTATGGTGGTATGGCACACGGCTTGTATATCAAATCATGCCTTGATTTACAAACAACCTTGGCACGTTATGGTGTTGAAACAAAGTTTTCTTTCCTTTTCAACGAATCACTTATCACACGGGCAAGAAATTATCTGGTCGATGAATTTCTCCGCTCTACAGACTTCACACACTTACTCTTTATCGACTCCGATATTCACTACAATCCTCAAGATGTAATTGCGATGTTAGCCCTTGATAAAGATGTTATTGGTGGTCCTTATCCCAAGAAATCTATCAATTGGGGTAATGTAGCTGCTGCTGCTCGTAACCATCCAAATATGGAACCACGCGAACTTGAGAATCTGGTTGGTGAGTATGTCTTCAATGTAGTAAAAGGTACTGCACAATTCCAAGTTACTGAACCACTAGAAGTTATGGAGATTGGTACAGGTTATATGCTTGTGAAGCGTGAAGTGTTTACTAAGATGCAAGATGCATACCCAATGATTCGTTACAAGCCAGACCATGTTGGTCAAGCCAACTTTGATGGCTCACGATACATTCATGCTTACTTTGATACTGTTATTGATAGTAAAGATAGCATGACGGGTGGTGGTTCAGATCGTTATCTATCGGAAGATTATATGTTCTGCCAAATGTTCCGCAAAATTGGTGGAAAAATCTTCTTGTGTCCTTGGGTTAAAACACAGCATATCGGCACTTACGCATTCACTGGTAATATGCCTGCTGTTGCTCAATATACAGGTCGACTATGATTAATGACGTTGTAAAGGCTTCTCAAACTGCAACAACGGGTGGTCGCAAATATGACGGTGGCAAGTTAGAATATGGCTTGCTGCCGCCTTATGCGCTTAAGGCAACTGTTGACGTTCTAACTTTTGGTGCTAAAAAGTATGAGCGTGATAACTGGAAAAAAGTACCTGATTCAAAACGCAGGTACTTTGATGCCTTGCAGAGACACGTTTGGGCATGGAAAGAAGGTGAGGTACTTGATCCTGAAACCGGTATGCATCACTTGGCTCATGCCATGTGTTGCCTCATGTTTCTATATGAACATGATATACTGTATTCGATTGATGAAAATTTTAATAATGGAGTAAACAATGAAGCTATCAAATGAAACCCTTTCTGTTCTTAAAAACTTTGGTGCAATCAACCAAGGTATTATGTTCAAGAAAGGCAAGACACTTAAGACTGTTTCTTCACACAAAAACATTCTTGCAGAAGTGAATATCAGCGAAGAAATTCCTGCTGATTTTGGTGTGTATGACTTGAACAATTTTCTTTCTGTAGTCTCTCTACACAAGGAAGATCCATCGTTTGAGTTTGATCCTCATCATGTTGTTATCTGTGGTAACAAAGGTCGAAGCAAAATCAAATATCGGTTCTGTGATCCGACCATGATCGTTTTGCCGCCTGAGAAACAATTGACCATGCCTGAGGCTGATATTTCTTTTGAGTTGGCATCAGAAGACTTTGAATGGATCATGCGAGCCGCAAATGTTCTTTCTTCACCTCATATTGCAGTAGACTCTGATGGTGAAAAAATTATTCTTGTTACTCTTGACCTACAGAACGATTCAGCACACACCGAATCTCTTGAGATGGGTGACAACACCACAGGCAGTAAGTATCGTATGATCTTCAGGACTGAAAACTTGAGCAAGATTCTACCTGGTGCATATGAAGTTAAAATTTCTTCAAAGGGTATCTCCCACTTTAAGAATAAGAATCTACCACTACAGTATTGGATTTCTACTGAAATGGGTTCGAAATTCCAAAAGGAATAACATGGACTATATGGACTATTTTGATTTGCTGGTACATAAAGTGCATCTTGAAAAAGAAATAAAACATTTAGAATCAATGTTGCAAGAGCATGATACTGGTCATATTGCTACTGCTATTAGTGTTTTGGAATTCCGTGTGAATGAAATTCTAAAACAAATTGAAGAAGTTTAACTGTGATGAAAGATTTATATTATGGAAAATATGATTTGGGTGGAGAAGTATCGTCCCAAAACGATTGAAGACTGTATTATTCCTGAGAGGCTGAAAAAGCCTTTTCAGGAATATGTTAATCAAAAGAACATACCTAATCTGCTGTTGTCTGGTGGACCTGGTGTGGGTAAAACTACTGTTGCAAAAGCCATGTGCAATGAGATTGGTTGCGATTACATGGTCATTAATGGTTCGGATGAATCTGGTATTGATACCTTCCGTATCAAGATTAAAAACTATGCATCGTCTATGTCAATATCTGGTGGTCGAAAGGTCATCATCATAGATGAAGCAGACTATCTGAATCCAAATTCTACACAACCAGCCTTGCGTAATGCGATTGAGGAGTTTGCAAGTAACTGTACCTTTATCTTTACTTGTAACTATAAGAATCGTATCATTGAACCGTTGCATTCACGGTGTGCAGTCATTGACTTTGCTATGAAGAACGGCGAGAAGGCGAAGATGGCTTCCGCTTTCTTTAAACGAATTCAATCAATTTTGCAAAGTGAAAAAATTGACTATGAAGATTCTGTTATCGCAGAGTTGGTGAAGAAACACTTCCCAGATTTTCGCCGCATCATTAATGAACTGCAACGATATTCACAGTTTGGTAAGATTGATACTGGTATTCTCGCACAGATTGGTGATGTATCTACTGCCGAGATTGTGAAGTATATCAAAGACAAAGACTTTGGTTCCATTCGCAAGTGGGTTGGTTCTAATGAGATAGATTCTAGTACCTTGTTCCGCAAAATCTATGATGGAATGTATGAGACTATGAAGCCTAATTCCATTCCTCAGGCTGTATTGATTCTTGCAGACTATCAATATAAGGCTGCCTTTGTTGCTGACCAAGAAATCAATACTGTAGCCTGTCTAACAGAACTCATGGTCAATTGTGAGTTCAAATGAGTCCATTTGATTTTGTTAATGCGATTCTACAGAACAAGAAACAGTTAATCGTAGATGAGTCCACCGAGAAAGAATATACCCCTTTCTTGGTGAACCGCAGTCTGTCCTACCATAAGGATTGCGTCATTTATGCCAATGAAATGAATCGCCGCCACTTTCTGGACAAAAAGTTGCAGAATGATTTTTTGCTAAATACAATCAGGTCACAGAAAAGACCATTTGCAAAGTGGATTAAATCAGAGAAAAGTGAAGATATAGAATGCGTTAAGAAAGCTTTCGGTTTCTCCGATTCAAAAGCCAGGGAAGTCCTTGGTCTCCTCAGCAAAGAACAAATCCAACAATTAAAAGAACAAACCGATACCGGTGGATTGAGGAAATAAAATGGTTAATTTGGCAAAGTTTATTGAAGTGCAACTCAATGAACAAGATGACTTTCTCAAGGTAAGAGAAACGCTAACCCGCATTGGCGTATCATCGAGGAAAGAAAAGGTTCTATACCAATCTTGTCATATCTTGCACAAACAGGGACAATATTATCTTGTTCATTTTAAAGAATTGTTTGCACTAGATGGTAAACCTTCTAACATATCCGACAATGACATACAACGGAGAAATGCTGTTGCTAAATTATTGGAAGAATGGGGTCTAGTTAAGATACTAAACCCTAGTGTCATTGAAGAAGTAGCACCACTACACCAAATCAAAATCATTTCATTCAAAGAGAAAGATGATTGGGAATTGGTAGCAAAATATAATATTGGTAAAAAGATTAATAGATAATGAGGTTACATCATGGAAAATCAAAAGCAACCTGTAAGATTGAAGAATCGTTACAGTAAAGAGATTGTCTACTGTAATAACCTGAAAGATACTGTCTCTGATAATAACTATGTTTTCATTAGGGTCTTTTCAAAAGAGAACCCACAAAGAGTTTACCTAGTTAATAAAGAGGCGTATGAAGTAGATAATTAAATTTATTATGGAGATATTATGTTTAAGCGAGACAAGACTTTTAAATTGAGCAAGCAGGTTAAAACTATCCTTGCATTGGCTACAGAACCAAGTAAGCGTAAGTTTTATCGTAACCTTATGATTGGAGCCGAAATCATTGCTTCGATTCCAGTTAAAGTAGCAAAGCAGAGAGATGCTGAATGAACTTAAAGGTTTACAGCCACTTTCACAAAGAATTTCCAGTCAATAGAAATTCTTCTTGGCTTGTGCCAACCTTTGCTGCATCCGATGAAGCTTACGGTCACTTGGATGTACCATCATATTGCACTAATGTAACCAGGCATGGCGGCGGCATCAATAAATTTTGGTGGCTTTATTCGGCTAAAACGGATAAGGATAGTTTTCTAAAAGCTATGGGTCAGCAAGCTACAGAGTATTGGATGCTAGAACAAAATCCTACTGTAGACTATATTGGTTGCAGCACCTATCGCCGGTACTTGATGGTTGATCCTGTAGCACCTAAGAATGTTGCCAAAATTATTATGCCTCCTGTGCAAGATAATGCCGATAGGTTGGGTAGCGATGAGATGGGCAATAACATTCTGACCTATATGGAAACAGCCGATGTTTTGACCAATCATTCTGTTGCAGTAAACCTTTCTATCGAATCACAATACCTTGAATCACAACCAAGAGAATACTGGGATAAGTTTATAGAGGCAATTGATGTTCTGTATCCTGACTACAGAAAACACTTGACATGGTTCAAACAATGTAATATAATTAATTTTGAAACCTGTTATGTTATGCGTAGACAGGCATTCAGAAAGTATGCAACGGAACTATTTGAAATCTTGGAATACATTTTCAAAAATTGTTCAAATGTTTACCCAACGGTACAAACAACATCTGAACCATTGCCTTGGAGATACCCTGGTTTTCTTGGTGAAAGATTCTTTCCGTTTTTTATGTATGCAAATGGTTTGAAACGAATTCAAGTACCTTTGGTAGTGTTACAATGAAAGAAAAATTTATTCATGCACACATGAAGACAGCAGAAGTCTATGCTGACTTGTCTTCTGCAAGGCGCCTTCATGTTGGTTGTGTTATCATAAAGAATGATACAATCATTGGCATAGGTTACAATGGTATGCCTACTGGTTGGGATAACAATTGTGAAGAAGAAATCTCCTGGCCCACAGGTGAGATTCAGTTTCTCAAAAGTAAACCAGAAGTTCTTCATGCAGAGACTAATGCAATTGCAAAGGTTGCAAAGTCTACCAATTCTTGTGATGGTGCTGCATTGTTTGTCACTCATGCACCATGCCTCAATTGTGCCAAGTTAATCTATCAATCAGGTATTAAGTCAGTATTCTATAAGAATGACTATAGAAATACGGATGGTGTTGATTTTCTAAAAAAATGTAATGTTGAGGTTAAAAATGTCTAAAGTATATGAATCGCTGGTCGTTGAAGTGTTAAAAAATGGAGATGGTTTGATTGATCTTCCTGAAGAAATGATAAAGGAATTGGGTTGGGAAATTGATGACACACTTAATTTCACCGTTGAAGATGATAAAATCATTATCAAAAATTTGTCTCACGACCTGCGAGACAAAGGTGCAACAGTCTTTTCGGATGTTGCGAAGTTTATGATTGCTGCTGGTCAAACTGTAGTGAGCCATAATCCTGTTCAAGCAGCACTATATGAAAAACTTATTGATGAGGAATATGGTGAATTCAAAGAAGCTATCATGGCAAAAGATGAGGTAGAACAAGTTGATGCCTGCTTTGATATGATTTGGGTAATTATTGGCTATATGTTGTCAAAGGGATGGAATTGCCCTGCCATTTGGAAAGAAGGTGCTGCATCCAATTTGGCTAAAATTGATCCCGAAACTGGCTTGGTTCTCAAGCGTGAAGACGGCAAAGTATTGAAGCCTGAAGGTTGGCAACCACCAAACTTCTCTAAGTTTGCCACAAAAAATTAATATTTGTGTTATAATTATTTTTTTAACTCTATAAAGGTATCAAATGAAACTGCAAGAACTCGCAAAGAAATTGGCTATTCAACATAAAATGATCGCTGCCGAAAGGTATGATCTTGCTTATAGGGAATACGATGATATGGTCGAGGTCATTGGGTGGGTGCAAGACCCTAACTATGATATGTCCGATTTTCAAGGTCGTGAGATGTTGTTTCCCAAACGCTGGCTTACTTTGGGTGTTCTGCCCGCAACTACTGAGGTGAAAGTATGACGATTCAACTTATTACTCTTAAGAGTGAGAAGACTTATTTGTGCGAAGTAATTGAAGATGATACACTTCCTGGTGCTATCGTTATGAAACAGCCTGTTCAGGTTGTTATGGTACCGCCACGCGGACCAAATGAAACTGGTGGTATTGCATTCATGCCATTCTTGGAGTTTAGTGAACAATTCAAGACAGGTATTCCATTGTCACCTACAGATGTTCTTACAATCACAACGCCTGTAACAGAGGTGTTGAACCAATATAACAAGATGTTTGGCTCAGGGATCCAAGTGGTGTCTAACTTTCAATGAGTAAATTCTACACGAATGTTGCCATACAAGGCAACAATATTTTATTTCGTGGTGTGAATAATGGTCGGCGAGTAAAGGCAAAAGTTCCTTACTCGCCGTCTTTGTTTTTGCCTACTAAGAAAGCTACCGAATGGAAGACTCTGTTCGGTGAACCCCTTGAGCAAATGAAATTCTTGGATATCAAAGATGCTAAAGAGTTTCTTAATAACTATAAAGATGTTCAGAACTTTAAAATCTATGGTCAAGATAGGTTTGAATATGCTTTCATTGCAGATGAACACCGCGGTCAGATTGATTGGGATATCAATGATGTTTCTATTGCAGTAATAGATATTGAGGTTGGTTCAGAGAATGGATTTCCTGATCCATATGTCGCTACAGAACCAATCACCGCAATATGTATTCGTTACCTTAATGGTCACACCAATGTCTATGGCTGTGGTGATTATCAGAATGATGATCCTGAGAATATAACCTATTACAAATGCAAAGATGAATGGTCACTATGTAAATCTTTCCTGAATATATGGGAAGAAAATACACCTGATGTTATCACTGGCTGGAACATAGACTTCTTTGATATTCCATATCTCGTCAATCGTTTTCGCAAAATTCTTGGTGAAGATGAGGCAAAAAGATTATCTCCATGGGGTAATATATGGGAGCGCAAAGTAAACTATAAAGGTCGTGAGATGATTGCATATCATATCACTGGTCTATCTGCTCTCGACTATATCGAATTGTATAAATGGTATGCTCCTGATGGCAAGAGACAAGATAACTACCGACTTGATACGATTGCAAACTCTGAACTAGGTGAAAGCAAATTATCATATGATGAATATGATAACCTTCACCAGTTATATCGCCTTGATTATCAAAAGTTTATTGACTACAACATCAAAGACGTAGACCTGATTCTTAAACTAGAAGACAAGTTGAAGTTGCTTGAGTTGGCTTTGACTCTTGCATATGATACCAAGTGTAACTATGAAGATGTATTTGCACAGACTAGGATGTGGGATGCTTTGACATATGCACACCTGCTAGAGAAAAAGATTATTGTTCCTCCTCGTAGAGTGCAGAACAAAACTGAAGCATTTGAAGGTGCATATGTTAAAGAGCCACAGATTGGCTTGCATAACTGGGTTGCATCGTTTGACTTGAACAGTCTGTATCCACACCTGATGATGCAGTATAATATTTCACCTGAATGTTTGGTTGAACCAGAAGATTACACCGATGAGATGCGTAATGTTCTTACGCAAAGTG